TCATCAGAAACTTGTTTAACTCTTTCGAGTAAATCAAACGCGGACTCAGTTCGGACAATAGAACCTTTTGGCGCGTGTTGTGGTATTTCAATTACAGCGGTATCGTGTGGTCTGAAATATTCATCTTTGATTAACTCAGGAAGATGAACCGATAGATACGAATATATCGCTTCGTTTTTTCCTACGCGTAATCTACGAACATAATAATCATTATGCCACGCATGAATACCGGATGAAGTTCCGAGTACCAGAGAAGTCGTCCCTGCAGGCTTCACGCAGGTTGTACGTGCAGCTTTATTAATGCCAATTAACTTAGCTACTCTTGTGTTTTCACGTTTTACCATCTCTGCGGCTTTCTTCATATCAAGCTCTAGCACCTTTTTAGAAGCTATCCCTGTCATTGATACACCAATGAGAGCGTCTTTTTCAGTTGTCTCTCTCCAGACTTCACGTAAATAATGAAAGTCTGTGTAACCAGCTTGCAATGTACCTATAAACGCAGCAGCCTTAACTCTTGTGTTAAGATCATCTTGATCTGCTACATCTGATACATTAACTTCACATAAGTTACAAAACTGATAAGGACGTAATGCTATTTCACAGCACGGGTTTGTACCCCAGTCTTTATCGTTATTAAGGTAGATACCAGGCTCACCTGAACCAGACAGCTCAATACGTTTCCATAAGTCCATAAAGAACTCTTTTGT